CGCTTGCATGGTGAGAACCTCACTCTGCAGGAAAGGCTCGAAGAAGCCGAGCAGCGCATCCGGCGCATGGAAGGCGGCGAGAAACCCGCTGCTGACGTTGCGCCCATGGGTAAGCCCAATCCTAAAGACTTCAAAGATTACGAGCAGTATGTTGAAGCCCTCGCCGATTGGAAGATTCAGCAACGCGATCAATTAAAGGCAAAGGAAGCACAGGACGAGTACGCCAAATCGGTGATCGAGGATTACAACCAGCAGGTTAAAGATGCCCGCGAAACTCACGATGACTTCGACGAGGTAGTTGGACAATCGGCGCAGGTGCCCATCATCGCTATCAACGCGATGTATGAGTGCGATAACGGTGCCGAGGTTGCTTACTACCTCGGGAAGCACGCTGACGTGCGGGCCGAGCTGCTGGAGTGGAATACTCCCGGCACCCGAGGCGGCATACGCAAAATTCTTGCGACGATTGATCGCATCTCTGAGCAGCTCGCCAATTCTTCTTCTCCACGTTCCAACGGCAACGGCACAGCTCCCGCACGACCCCAGCCTCGCACGAGCGCACCGGCACCCATCAAGCCGGTCGGCAGCTCGTCATCGTCAAGATCGACCGCTGATCCCGGCAACATGAGCTATCAGGACTACAAACGCTGGTACGCGAAAAAGTACGGACCACGGTAGCGATCTAGAGGGAGTCGGCCTAGATGGCCTTTACGCAAAATACCAATCTGACGATCTCTATGATCACGCGGGAAGCTTTGCGTGTCTTGGAGAACTCGCTCACTTTCGCCAAACAATTGTCGCGTGAGTACGAAGACAAGTTTGGCATCGCGGGCGCGAAAATCGGAACCATCCTCAACATCAGAAAACCACCCAGATATCAAGGACGCACCGGGCAGGCACTCGTCGCCGAGAATGCCACCGAAACCAGCGTCCCTCTGGCGCTTACTACCCAGCGCGGCGTGGACTTGTATTTCACCACCGCCGATCTGGAGTTGAACATTGACGACTTCTCGAAACGCTTTTTGAAACCAGCAATCGCCAATGTTGCTAACAATGTCGATCTCGACGGAGTGAACGCGCTGTTACCGCTGGTGTGGAACATGATCGGTACACCGGGAACCAATCCCAGTGCGGCATTGACCTACCTTCTCGCAGGTCAAAGGTTGAACGAAGAAGCGTGCCCGGTCGATGACCGCGTTATCGTCATGCCTCCCAGCTTTGTGCCTCCCATCGTGGACGCTCTCAAAGGTTTGTTTCAAAGCTCAGAGAGAATAAGCGAGCAATATGAGAAGGGCATGATGGGAATCGGCTTGGGCTTCAAGTGGATGATGGATCAAAACATGAGACCGCAGGTTGCAGGCCCGCTGGGCGGTGCGCCTGTTGTCTCTGGCGCGAACCAGACCGGCAACACGCTGCTGACCTCGGGCTGGACTGCGGCAGCTGCGGTGAGAATGAATGTCGGCGATGTGTTCACGCTTCCCGGCGTGTTCGCCGTCAACCCGGTATCGAAAATTACGACTGGAGCGTTGAGACAGTTCACCGTGGTAGCGCAGGCCAGCTCAGATGCGACGGGAGCAGCTACCCTGACGATCTCGCCGCCTATCGTTCCTCCTGCGGGCGCGACTCTCAGCTATCAATTCGCGTCCAACGTCGATGCGGGCATTAACTCGCCCGCCAATTTCGCCAACTCCAACGTCCCGTACAACTCAAGCATCACACTGGGGCCGGGTTTCCAGAACGTCACTGCGTCACCCGCGAGCGGTGTGGCAGTTACGCCTGCCTTCACCGCCAATCAAACCGCTGGTCAAGCCATCGCGTTTTACAACGAGTGGGCGACCATGGCCTGCGCCGATCTGTATCTGCCCGGTGGCGTCGATATGGCAAGCAGAGTCGCGGATGATCAATTGGGATTGAGCCTGCGCATGGTACGTGCGTATGACATCAATCAGGATCGTTTGCCGACGAGGTTGGATATCCTCTACGGGTTTGCCCAGTTGTACGGCGAATTTGCCTGCCGCATAGCTGGCGCATAAAATAGAGCTGTCCATATTGGCATGTGGACAGCTCCTTTAATGGGTGTAACTGACGAGCGGGCGCATCGCAAGGTGCGCCCGATTTTCTTTGCTTGAAAAGGAGTAATGACATGACCGTTGACGTAAAGAAGCCAACAATCGAAGAAGCTAAGCCGACCGGCGAAACCAAGAAGATTGGTAATGGTGGTGGTGGTGGCGGCGGCAGCAGTGTAGGTGTAGGCAGCTTGGTGCTCTATCAGCCGACTCCAGAGCAATGGCCGTCTGGCTATCACCAGCATGCTGCAATCGTGACGGGATGGGACGAAGACACCCAGCTCGCCAACCTGCTGGTCTTCCCTGACAGCGTGAACTATCCCATCGCTAAGAACGAAGTGAAGGAAGGCACCGACGACGGCACCTTCCAACAGATCGGCACCGATTCGAAGCGCACAGCCCAGCTCAAGGCTGACAAGAAGCAAGCCGAGGAAGCTGCCAAACCGCAGGAAGCAGCCAAGTCGGAAGACAAAGGTCATCCACCCGCAGCTAAGCACGAAGCGCACGGTAAAGGCGTGTACTGAGATGTACGTCTATCAGGAATTTCCTAAGTGCATGTATCACCCGGATAAAGACCCAGTCATTGTTCAGGACGCAGCGGAAGAGGAAAAGCTGGGCAGTGACTGGTTCGACCGGCCCGACAAGGCGCAACGCAGAAAACAAGAGCTTGCGGAAAAGCTGTCGGCGGAAGTGAAAAAGCTGGAGAAGCTGCTCAAATGACTGCGCTGGACATCATCACCACCGCCATGCGCCGAATCAATACGATTGAACCCGGCGAGAACCCTGACTCGGCGGAAGCGGACACCGGCTTAGAATCATTGAACGACATGCTCGACGCTTGGTCTACCGAGCGCCAGATGATCTGGACGGTTCAGCGTCTTGTGTTTCCGCTGACTGCTGGAAAAGCAAGCTATACCGTGGGACTTGGCGGCGACTTCAACATGCCACGTCCCACTAAGATCTCCCGCATGGGCATTCTCAGCTACGCCAACGCGGCTCAGCCCATGGAGCTACCTATCGAGGTGCTCAGTGAAGCCGACTGGAATCTTGTCCCGGTCAAGAACATCACCTCAAGCCTGCCGCAGCAGGTCTACGATGACGGCGATTTTCCCTATCGTACTCTGACCTTCTGGGCCATTCCTTCGGGCGAGATCGCCGTTGCCGCCGTTCTTTATGTGTGGGCCACTATTTCACAGTTTCAAGACCTCGCAACTGATTATGAGTTTCCACCGGGTTACCCGGATGCCTTGAAATGGAACTTGGCCTTTCGTCTTGCGGGTGAGTACGGCGGCTTTATGCCGCCGCAAGTGCAGCAGATGGCTGTGGAATCACGCGCTCGCATCAAGTCGATCAACACGCCGCTGATCGATCTGCGCTGCGATGACGCATTAGTTGGCGTTGGAAAGAAAGTCTACAACTGGCTCACGGACTCGCCTGCCGGATCACGATAGATGGCACGCTTTGGATTAGTCGGTCCTACATACGCGAGTCAGTCTTTACGCGCCGACGCCCAGCTCACGCGCAATTGGTATCCAGAAATAGTCGAGAGCGGCGACGGTGCGAGCGTCATGGGCATGTATCCGCGTTGGGGACAGACGCCGCATACCAGCGTGGCAGGCGGCGCAGTACGCGGAATGTATGAAATCAACGGACGCTGCTTTGCCGTGGGCGCGAACTTTGCCGAGATTTTCGACGACGGACACGCTGTGGGATATAACTTCCTGCCGGTTGACCAGAACCCTGTCACCATGGCGGCAAACAACGCCAACCAGCTGATTATCTGTACCGCCGGTCAGCTGTGGTTGTTTCCGCTCGCACCCGGCGCAATCATTTACTCCGACGTACCGGCGAATATTCATGCCATAAGCGTCATCGATAACGGCGACCCTAACCTGCTCGACTTCTATGTCGATGTCAGCCCGACTGTTCCGCCATGGGCTGTCGGCACTACGCTCGACATCGAGGGTCTTACTAACTTTCCCATCTTGAATGGCATCATCACGCCAATCATCAGTATCAGCGGAAGCGTGATTCATCTTCAGATTTCACGCAACCAGCTGCTGAATTATCAGCAGTCGATCCAGTCAATCACCGTCTCGATTGATTCATCCTTCAATGCGAGCGCGACTATTACGTTGACTTCTCCATGTCTCTATGCCGTGGGCAGCTTGGTGACGTTCGCGGGCCTTTCCAACTACACGCTGCTCAACGGCATGAGCTTTCCTGTGCAGAGCGTGAGCGGTAACAGCTTCACCATCACCAACATTCCTGCCGTAGCTGCGATTGTTACGCTCAGCCCTACTCGCGGCGATAACGTGCCACCGCCAGATCCGTCAGTCTCTGTCACATGGCAGATCCCCAGCCCGCTGTTTTCCGCTACTCCCAGCGTGCAAAGCTTTTGGTCAGTCGGCCAATTTGCCTCCTATTGGCTCTACTCGACTAATTACGGTTTTGCGATTCCATCGAGTGCAGTAGTGACCGACGTCAGCGGCACAATTACTATTTCGATCAATCCGCAATGGCCGCAGAACGTCACAGCGAATCCGCCGCAATGGTGGTTGGGCTTTCTGAAAAACGGGA